TTCATGGACTACTACCGAGTTCATGATGTAAAGGCTAAAATTGTGCGTATTTTTAACACATACGGTCCAAGGATGGCTACAGACGATGGAAGAGTTGTAAGTAATTTTATTGTTCAAGCACTACAAGGTAAAGACATTACTATCTACGGAGACGGCATGCAAACTCGTAGTTTTTGTTACGTAGATGATCTCTTAGATGCTATGCAGGCTATGATGAATCACAACGATGATAACTTCATCGGTCCGGTAAACATTGGTAATCCGGGCGAGTTTACCATGTGGGAACTTGCAAATAAAATTAGTGAATTAACTGGAAGCAAGAGTACAATCCTCCAAAAGGCATTGCCGCAGGACGATCCAAGACAACGCAGGCCTGATATTAGCCTAGCAAAGTCTATGCTTAACTGGGAACCTAAGATTAATTTGGAAGAAGGTTTAATCAAAACGATTGACTACTTCCGTAAAATTGTGTAAAATAATAATATGAAAAGTTGGATTATTACCCCCGAAGAAGATCCCGAGACTGGTGATCTTATCATAACATTCCCGCCTGAAGCTCTTGCTGAAGTAGGTTGGAAAGAAGGTGATGTCATCAATTGGGATCTTAAAGAAGATAGAACTGTAATTCTTACTAAGAAAGTTGAAAATGAAAAAGGTCTACTATGAAAAGGTTGGACGTAAGTACGTGCCTGTGGCTGAGTACGATAACGATCTAATGGATGCTTTCACCAAAGGCACACACTTGGTGCAAGTGTACCCGGGTGGTGCAAGTCGCAGATACAATATTGATCCTGCGTATGCTCCTATGATCGCGGCTGGGCGTGTGGCTGAAGATGCTATCAGTCGAAAGATTATGGATGCCACTGCCATGCGTCCAAAACAAGCGCCACTGACTCCCGGACAACGCAAAGCGTGGGATAATCTAATTAAGGAGTTTGGTGAGGAAGCTCGATGCTTAGAATGGCCTAGTGCTAGAGAAGCGGCCGAAGCGGCAGTAACCGCAATGACACAAGAAGCAGAAAAACTCTTAACTAATCCCGCAGTTTGTAAAGCATACGAACATTTTCAATTAATTTGTACATTAACGAAAGAACAACATAATGGTTAAACGTATAGGCTTTGCCTGCAAGTGGATCGATGGCCCTAGCCAAATTAACGGTATCAAACAAACTGATACTGCAAAAGAATTCAATACAGGTAGCACAACTGTGGCATGGCTTAATCGCCAAACACGTGAAGTGGCCGAACAAAAACTTTGGGACTTAATGGTAAGTAACATTGAGTCAATTCGTAAACTTATAGAAAGAGTAGGAACCCTAGATGACCACTTACGCATGGTTCGTATTGGAAGTGATATATTGCCTGTCTACACTCATAATGATTGGATGTATTTCTGGCGCAGGCCTGATGTCATTAACTACTGCGAAAAACATTTCCGAGAAGCGGGCGATATTGCTAGGCTACGGAACGTTCGTCTGTCTTTCCATCCTGGTCAGTTTACTGTCTTGGCATCGGACAATCCATATATTGTCAACCGAAGTATAGAGGAGTTTGAATATCATGCATCAATGGCCGCTTGGATGGGCTTTGGACAAAAGTTCCAAGACTTCAAAATTAACGTACACATTGCAGGCAGGCTCGGCCCCGAAGGCATCCGGTTGGCTTACAAACGACTATCGCCCGAAGCCCGCAACTGTATTACAATCGAAAACGAAGAAAACGCTTGGGGTTTAGATGACTGCCTTTCTATTAGCAATATCGTTCCTATTGTGCTCGATATTCACCATCATTGGATTCGCGAAGGGGAGTATATCTCTCCGACAGACGACCGTGTTAAGCGTGTCGTGGATAGTTGGCGCGGTGTCCGCCCTACTTGTCATTATTCGGTGTCTCGAGAAGACATTCTTGTGGATCATGTCACTGATGTAATGCCCAATCATGCGGCCTTACTAGAATCTGGATACAAGAAACAAAAACTACGTGCCCACAGTAACTTCTATTGGAATACAGAAGTCAACAAATGGGCCTTACAATTTTTAGATCACTTTGATATTATGTGCGAGTCAAAGGCTAAAAATCTAGCATCGTTTGCTCTTGCTGAACAGGCTGGCTTAATAACTGTCTAATTTGTTCTGGATAATCCGAACAGATTCCAAAACAGTCAACTCCGATAACATTCTGTAGTGTGTTATCTTCCCATTCTGGTAAGACCATTACGCTACGAGTAGTAAGTGGTTTACCAGGATAGGCCCAAATATAACCCTTACTGGTTATAACATAATCATCATTCTGATGCCAAAAATAATTTAGGGTAGTGGTGCTAAGATAGTCAAGTGCTTCGAGATTCTTGGCGTGTATCCAAAGACCTGTTTGTTCTAAGAATTCAAAGGGTACTTCAAAGTCTGGATTATCGTGCCCCAGTATCCACTTGCCATCTATGAGTCTAACATCAACCTCGCAATCATACCCTGCTTGTAAACTTAATAGTATTTGCCCAGGAAGATTTTCTAAATTACTATCAGGGCCGTTGAGTAATCCACGGTGTGCTATTATTTTCATATCTTTTTAAAATATATATTAATTTCGTTACTCCAAGTATCGTTACCTTGTTCACGAGTAATTTCAAAACCTTTTGACTTTAAAAATTCAATCATTTCTACTTTGGTGTGATTTTCTTTATAAAGTTTTACATTTTCATCTCGAGCACATTCAACAACTCCTTCCTGTATTAAAGAAATGTAATCTTCCATTCCTTGTAATACTTTTAGATCGCTACCTTGTGTATCGCAATGAAAATAATCAATCTTATCTATCTGGATGTTGTTTGTTCTAAACCAAGTATCTAGTCTGGTTACCTGTACTGTAATACTTCTATTAAATTTAAAGTCAGGACGTCCTGGCCAAGTTTCTCCTAAATGATCGGAAAAGTTGTTTAGTGAACTACATCCCCAGTCATAATGGTCAGCAACATTAAATTGAGCAGTGCCATCAAAATCACTTACTGCACTGGGTACTATATGATATCGGTTAGTATACTCTGCACTTTTGTCAGTTAGATTAGCAATCAATTCTGGTACTGGTTCAAATGCCCAGGTCTCTACGTTTTGGTCAGCCTGCGTTTTTTCTAAACTATCAGTACCCCAATTAGCACCTACATCAAATAATACAAATCTACCCATGTTACTCTTCTTTATAATTCTTTAAGAAATTTTCTAAATCCTCCGGAGTGCCAATACCCCACATCTTGTTAACACGTTTTACTTTTATTTTCTTGTCATCTTCTATTGCTTGATTAAAAACAGGGCAAACATAGAACTCGTTGTTAACACGAATATTTTTAGAAATCATATCCTCAGCATATTTAACGTAGTCACTGCCATGTTTCCAGTAGTAGATTCCAACTGTCGCTTCATTACTGATAACTTTCTTTTCAGCAACTTCACTGACAAAGCCGTTAGCACCAACTCGAGCATAACTCCATTTGGGATGACTGGCTTCAAATGTAACAATACCTCCGTCAATTTCATCTGCGGTAAACGCATACATACACTCATTGCTATTCCATTCTACATATTGATCACTATTGGCCATTACTAGAGGAGCATCTGAGTCTATGTAATCTTTGGCTAAAAGTGTACTACAAGCGGCTCCTTCGGTGACTCCGTTAACCTGCACAATGTCGCATTCGGGAGCAATAAGGCTGAGTAGATATTTTAGATTGTATTTTTCATAATGTTCTTGTTGAACAATAAAGATGTAGTGTGCTTCTATGTTTAAGTTTTCTACAACAACCTGTATCATAGGTTTTCCATTAACTTCAATTAATGGTTTAGGAAATGTATAACCCTGTTGTGCAAATCTACTACCCGCACCTGCCATAGGAATCAATACATTTAATCTGCTGTCTTTCCAAGGTATGCTGTTTGTTGTCATTTTCGAATTCATTTGTTGTAATCTCTTATCAATTTTTTCCCATGTAACATCATGCGAATCTTCTACCGCTAGTAACACGCCGCCACTATCTAATGCACCTTGTCGGCCTATGTGACTGTCTTCTATAATTAAAGTATTCTTAGGTAATGCACCACACACTGTCATACATTTCCAATACATTTCTGGATAGGGTTTAGGATTGGCAACATCTTGATTGCTCACATAGTAGTCAACATATTCCATTACTCCAATTTTTAGTAAACTTAATTTAACAGTTTCTCTTATACTGTTAGATGCAACAGCAATTAGGTATCCTTGAGATTTAAGTTTTTGGAAAATGTCTACTAACTTTGGATCTACTGTAAATTTTTTAATTAATTCTGTAGTGGCAAGTTGTTTACGTTGCCAAATCATATCGTGAAACTCAGCAGGTAAATTTTTAGATTCTGATAATAGTTTTAATTTTCGAGTTGTATTAAGCCCGTCATATATAGAAAGATGTTCATCTCGGGATATTACATATTTGGGATCTATGGATTTTAGTGCATCGTTAAGACTTTGATAGTGAAGCTCTCTGCTTTCGATCAAGACACCATCAAGGTCAAATATTATTAACTTGTTCATATGTACATATTTAATTTATTAAGTGCCAATAAATAAAATTATGAAGATAGCAATTTTATTACCAGGACAGCCGAGATTTACAGCAGGATTTAATAAATTCTTGTCTAATCTTAAAGGTTATGACTCTGCAGATTGGTTTGTGTACATGTCAGAAACAACAGATAGTCATCATCAAATTAAACTATTAGCAGACAATTGGAATAATTTTAACAAAAATTGGGCGTATGAAAAAATTGAATCTATGCTACCCGAAAACAATTACATAAGATCATTTGAAATTAGCGATGACCAACAGCAGGTATTTCCCGAAGTCAAAAATGTTAAAGAAGTTGCCAACGTAAAATATCCATTTAGGATGTTCTATAATATCTATAAAGTTGATCAAGCAAGACAAAGATACGAACAATTACACAATTTTACATACGATTTGGTTATAAGGACTCGAACAGATATAGGGCTCGGTGCGGAACTTGATCTGCGTAACTTAACAGTAAATGAAAATCATATATTGATGCCTAATAATGAATGGCACGGAGATCCCAGGGCAAATGATCAGTTTGCTATAGGAAAATCAAATTCAATGAATGTTTACGGATCGCTTTATACTCATATAAAGGATTACAATGACGAGGGTATGACATTTCACCCCGAGAGTATGGTAGGCCATAATCTAAATAAACAGGGTATACATTTTGTCCGAGGCGGGTTTGAAGCCGTCATCGACCGTGTGCCTGTAGAATAAACAGCCTAACTAAGGCTGTTTGATTCCAAACAAATTAGGCTTTCTTTGTTTTTGCTTTAGTAGGCGTTGCTTTAGCAGTCTTTGCTTTTGGTTCTGCCTTTGGCTTAGCAACTTTAGGTGTTACGGCTTTAGGCGCACGTGGTTTACGTGGAGCCTTGGCAGGTGTAGAAATTTGCATAGGTTCTAAATCAAGAGCAACAGCAACTGGATCTAAAGTAGTAGCCGCTAGGGTTGCAGGAGCCGCAATAGAGGCTTCTGTCCCAACTGGAACAACTGGTTCAGCCTTTGTTGGTGTTGAAACTGGTTCAACTTTAATTTCATCTTTTTTACGGAAGAAAGCAAAGTAGCCAATAATTGCGAGTACAATCGCGCCAATAATAATTTCCATGATAGGAGTCCTTTCAATTAAGTACGTATATTTATGATACAGATGTTTTATAGGTAAATATTTCTATGTATAACTTTATCAAACGGGTCATTAAAGAAGGAAAAGATCACGGGCCACTCAAACAAATTTCACTAAACTACGATCAAGATAGTTTAGGGAAAAGCCTCAGTCAGGCCAGTATGGATTATCATTTTGGTAAACTATATAAAGGCTACGTCGACCGTTACAATAAAGGTGAAGGCGATTTAGACTTCAACGAAGCAGGTGCATTCTTGCACAGCATTTACTACGGTCAATTTAAACCTTACGAATCTAATAATAAACCTACTGAAAACTCGGCAGAGTTTATTGAAAAACATTACAAATCATGGGATAAATTTAAAGAATCCTTTGAAGAAACTGCAATGAAGATACAAGGCAGTGGCTGGGCGTATCTGGCCAAAGACGGTAAGATCAAGACAATAGTCAATCACGAAATTAAAAACGATATCATTCTGCTTATTGATTGGTGGGAACATGCGTGGGCATTAGACTATCAAGCAGACAAAGCCGGTTATTTGGCCAATCAATGGAAGATCATTGACTGGGATATTATCAACACTCGGCTTATGCCAATTTCCAAATAAATACTTGTTAAGCGACATTTGCTATTAACACAGCAGTTTAAGCCAGAATAAATATGGCTACTAGAGGAAATTATGGCTACTAATCAACAACTGATCAACATCGGAAGTCAACCAAATGACGGGACTGGCGACAGCATTTACACCGCCTTTCAAAAGGTAAATCAGAACTTTACTGACGTTTATAATCTATTAGGATTTGGTGCCAGTTTCAGTTTTTTACGATTAAAAGAAGCCCCAACAAGTTTAACTCCTGGAGCAATTTTAGGTGTTAACCAATACGGTACAAAAATACAAAACGTTACACTATACGCTAGTACGGGTATCAGTTTAGTAACCAGTGCTACCGGTATTGTAATTGGTAATTCGGCTAGTAGTCTTAAATCTGATACTGCACCTACTTTAGCAGGCGATCTTGATGCTCAAGGTATATTCAACCTTGTTAATATCTATCCAGGCGCTCCCAACTCTGATTATGATGCCGCACCTCGTCGATGGATTTATGAAAATTTTGTTTCTCGTACTGGCTACATGGTAACCGGTACTAATAAAATTTCATCTAGTACAATCAAAGAAAACATTCAATTATTACAATATCCGCCTACTAGTTCTACACACATTGTCAATAAACAATATGCTGATACAAAAATTGGTCTAGCAGGTATCGATACCATCGACGAATACACAGGAATGGCCAATTCCGTATTTGGTACAATGACAGGTGCCTTATATCTATTCAGAGATCCTGTTGAAACAGATCATCCTAGTCAAGCCGCAACTAAGCATTATGTAGATAACTCAAGTTTTATTAGCCCGACAAATTATTTTGTTTCAATAGGCGGTGACGATCTACAACTTAACAACCCAGTCTTTAAACGAGGACGTGGCCCTGCGTATGCTTTTAAAACTATCAATAGAGCCGCGCAGGCTGCTGAACAGTATATTGCCGCAAGCCAAGTTGTATTAGGCCCTTATAAAAAGACCATTACCTATAACAATACAATTTTCAGCGCCACAGTAGGCAGTGTGGCCACATCTCCTATATTAGATGCCACTTTGTTTGGTGTTAGACTTACCTTATTAGGTGTTGGTAACAACGGTACAGACCCGTATCAAAACGGAAGCATTTTCCCCGGACTATACATTATCGGTGACGAAAGCGAGGCCGTAGGTAAAATTGAAGCAATTACAATCAGCGGAAATGACGAAATATATGACATTGTCCCTGTAGACTATGCCAAGACATACAATGTAAGTATTACCCCAGATTCGACAAATACAGTTACTACATTTACCTTCATGCCTAGTACATTAATCGAAGTACAAGATTTTTGGGTAGGCTATAAGTTTACTGTTTCTAACGGAGTGGGTAGTGTACTAAGTTACGGATATATTACCGAAGTCGGTGACTCAATGGACGGCTCTGGTAATCTTGTTAACTATGTTAAAGTTGATTTCTCTGAGGGAGTTGGGCTAACCAGCAATAGCACTATTGACGGCGACAAGTGGCACGTATTTGCCGCAGACTTTGCAACCAACGAGCAATTACAATTCGGACAGTTAGAGCAGAAAAATCAATGTTCTATTTTATTAGAGTCCGGCGATCACGAAGATCAATATCCGATTAGATTAGCAGACAATGTGTCTGTTCGTGGTGACGAATTCAGACGAAGCATTATTCGACCAGGTGTTGTGCAAAATACACGCAAACCTGGCATCTCGTCAAGTAAATGGGCAAACGCTTATTTCTTTAGAGATACGCAGATTGACGGATTTATTACTACACAACTTAATACTTCAACAAATTATGCACCGTCAGGCGCAAGTATAAAAATTAATGCCTTAACTAACGATGCCGTAACCGGTGTTGTCACCGTTACCTTATACGACGGAAGTGGCAACCTGTTAACTGCTTCAAATAGTTTAGTAGGTAAGGTGTTAGTTTTAGGCGGCGGTGCGTTAGGCAACGGTGTTATTACATCTGTAAATGCTAGTACATTCTCAGTTACCGTTGCACAGAATAGTAATTACCTACAGCAAATTGAAAACTATACTGTAGGTAATTCGATAACATCAGGTAACTGGTACATTTACAGTCCAATTAATTATGGTTATCATTATCTAAGAGATGCCAGCATACCAATTAACATATTAAGCACAGTTACAAACGGTGGTGGATTAAACAATGCCGCATACTTGATTGCAGAAAATAAATCTTTTATTCAAGATCAAACTTTTAATTGGCTCCACCAAACTTATACTGGACTTGTATATACAACAGCAACTTGTCAGCAAGATGTAGGATTTATTGTTGATTCGTTAGTACATGATATGCAATATGGTGGCAATAATTGGACCATCAATGCAGGCGATCAATACCCTAGTATTGTAACTGTTAATACTGCTGTAAATTATATTAATGCAATTGCTCAAGATATTATTCAGAACACTCTTGTAACACCCATTGGAACAACAGCGGCACAGGTAGTTGATCTAGGAAAGCCAGCAGAAGCCAATGCACCTTATGTGTTATCAGATTTAACGCAGGCCTGTGCAAGAATTATTAATAACGACCCAGCGTTTAACCCTCCAAAATATAACGATCAGATGGATGTGTTCTTAATGAACGACTCCACAATGTTACGTTATGTAAGCGGGCAAGGACACGGCGGCTTTATGAAAGTACTAGACCCATACGGTCAGATTAAAGCCAAATCTCCTTATACGCAGACTGCCAGTTCTTTCAGTAAGAGTTATAATAGACATGTGTTCAGTGGCGGTATATTCGTTGACGGCTTCTCAGGTAATTTACAAGTAACACCATCTTCAGTATCTAACGATTCAAATGGCTTTCCTACCAAAGTCAATGTTACTGCACACGGTGGATTAGGTAGACCAGCATTATCAACTAGTACGTCTGTAATGTATGACGCACCGCAAACTCCTTGTTTCTTTGTTCAAAATGGCGTGACATACGAGGTAGACTTTGTCAGTGAGTTTAGCCCTGCAAACGGAACAGGTGTACTAAACTTAAACCCTGCAAGACCAGGTGGTATTGTTTCCGTAGCGTCAATTACAGCGACTGGATTTAAAACCAGTGCAGGTAACATAACTGTGCCAGTAAGATTTAGTAATCCTACTCAGCCAGGTGGCCTATCATCAACTGGTACTGCTACAATCGGTGCAACTGGTCAGGTTACAGCAATTACTATTAACTTCCCAGGAAGCGGTTACGTTAATGGAGCATTCACTAGAAGCAGTAACGACTGCCCAGATATTATCGTCGGTGGTGCTCGTTTAAACTGGACCATTAACAACTCAGGCGTTATCACAGGTTATAACATTATCGACGGCGGTAGTGGATACGCTGTTGGAACTCCAATTAATTTTCCTGTACAAGGAAACGGTGTTGCTGCCGCTGCCACAGTCGGTGGCGTAGACGGCAATGGCGCTATTATTTCTGTTAATATTAGTTCAGGCGGTAGTGGTTATACAAGTGACCCTGCTGTTACATTTGGTGCAAGTTTAGCATATACCGTAACAGTTAAACCTGGTCTTATCACAACTACAAACTATCCATTAGCCAGCAACATAACATTAGTTACTGCTGGTAATCGTAGTATGTTGGCTAACGACTATACACAGATTAACGATTTAGGTTACGGTATATTTGTTACCAATGGTGGATTTATGGAAAACGTTTCCATGTTTACCTACTACTGCTATAGTTCATATTACGCCCTAAATGGTGCGCAGGTTAGAACTATTACAGGTTCGTCAGCATACGGTAATTACGGTATTATTTCTGAGGGCAGTGATCCTTATGAAGTTCCTGTGCCTGTTAAGAACAAGTACGCAATGAGCCAGGTTGGTACAGTCAATGCTGTAGGAACATACAGCAACACTGTCAATGCCGCTACAATTTATGTCGGTGGGCTAAGTTATCCTCCATTAAGTCAAAGCCAGATAGAAATCAATCACAACGGTGAATGGAGATCCTACAACGTCAATAGTGCTGTACAAGATCCTATTACTTCAGGATTGTACAATCTAAGTATTGATGACGGTTCTGGAAAAGGTCTGTATGATGCTGTACCTAATGGCACAAAGGTTACCTTGCGTCAGTATTATAATCAAACATTGCTAGACTTAAATGCGGCAACACTAACTCGACCAAGTACAGTTCTTACCTATAGCGAAGATCCAACATACGTATATAGAATACTTCAGTATACAGACTTAGGCGGGGATAACGCTCTAGCAGAAGGTAGCACACCTTACAACTATATTATATTTTCACCTTATAGCCAAGGTGGACTTTATAGACAGGGCTTAGGAAAGATTGCATTTGCTAACACAGGAAGTGGCTACACACCAGCCGCCCATGTTACTGCTGTTATTCCTGCACCGCCTGCTTCAAAGACTGCCGTTGTTACATCTAGTTCATTGGCAACAAATTTAGTTAACGTAGGTAGTGCATCAGGTACAATCCATATCGGTACTAGAGTAAAAATTGCCAGTGCTGATCCGGGCGGTGTTCCAACTTATGTTACATGGGTTAACTCTGCACAAACTGTGATTAGAGTTAGCAATTCTACAAATTGGACTGTTAGCGATACACTAACATTTGAAAATATTCAAGCATCTGGTTACGGTGTAGTAAATGCCAGTGGGTACATTGACACGTTAGTGTTAACTGAATCTGGTGTGGGCTATGATACTACATCACCTGTATCAATTACTTTTGCCACTGGTTCTGCGGCGGCCACTGCCTATGTTGCAGGTATTGCTGGCAGTAAGACAATCAAAGTTGCAGACATCTCGTCTACTAACAAGGCCAGAATTTCTGCAGGTACTGTTTACACATTTGGTTGGGAAGGCGATATTTACAAAGTCACTGGATACCGTTCTCCAAGCGATACAGGCAATGTATGGGGTGAAGTCCAAGTCGAAAGATACAGTGACGCCACCGCACTACAATATGAAGTCGGAAACAATTCGCTAAAAGCAGGCATTATAGGAAACCAAGCAGGCGGTATTACTTCAAGAATATCTACGATCAGAGCCACATCACATGACATGATTGACATTGGTACTGGTGGTTATGCTGACAGTAAGATTCCTAATGACCTGTATGGACCTCCATTAAATGCTCCAAACTCAGCACATCAGGTATTAGAAAAAGGTAAAGGTCGTGTTTACTATGTGACAACAGACCAAGATGGTAACTTTAAAGTTGGTAGTTACTTC